GGTTTCAAAGGGCAAGGGCACAAAAAAACCCTACCGAGTCAACAGACTCGGTAGGGTTCGGGGTGTTACTTCAAAGCGGCCTTGAATGCGGCAATCGCTTTGTCGATCTTGGCCGTGTCGGCCGTTTCGTCTTTCTTCGCTACGGCGTTAACGCAACGCTGACGGATTACAGCAAGACCGCCTTTTTCAGGGGCCATAAGCCATGCCATAAACAATGCGCTCCCTGTCCGTTCCCGTTGTATCCCGTTGCGTTCGTTATACAAGCGTTTGGCATCCCGCTTAAGATCGCCCATCCGATTGGATGCGTATTTATTGAAACGATCTCGCACATCTTTGATAATTGCGTGCTTTTGGGGTTCCTCGTTTTTCAAAGCCCCAAATGCTTGCTGATGTAGTGCGAACGCCGTATGAACATCTAGCAGAAATTTTTGAGCCTTTTTGTGACCCATCATTTCCTCCTCGGTCTTGCATTCGACCCAATTGCCATCAACCGCAATGAAGTAGCGAGTCGGGTTTTCTTCAGCCCATCTAACGGCGTAACCCTTTTTCAATTCGGTCTTGATGTCATCCGTTAATGCATCATCGGAAGCACCTAGGCCGGGGATCAAAGCCATCATTGCTGACACCAGACTGCGTGATGTGCCATGCAATTTGGCTTGCTGATACGCACCATCGAAAACCGAGGTCACCGAGGTGTTTACTGTTACGCCGATAGCGGACGCTATGGCGTTTGGTGCATGAGTAGATTTACTCATTTTGAAGCCTCCTAAACAGGACTCGGAAACCCGCCGAGACAGGGTGACGCAACCCTGCGCCACAAATTCGATTATACGCCCATCGTTTCCCTAATGATAGTTTCACGCATAGGTGACACGCTAAATAGTGCGCTTGCTCATTCGCTCAAGCCGCGTGGTCGCGCCCGCGCGCACCGACACATAACTGGTATCAAAGGGGCCGAAGCCCCGATGATTAGTCCATCTCCCAATGTCTTGGATCGCTATCCAGTTGGGTCATCTCACGGACCGTATACCAACTGACGATCTCGTGAGCGTTTACGAACCAAAGCACACTACCAATCGACAAAAGAACTAGGTGCATGACGCTAGAGTAATCCTCGTAGCCGTGCCGAATCATTTCCCAAACAATTATTGTCAGAATTGCAAAAGTGATGAGATAAAGAATTTTAAATAATTTGCTAGTCATGATGCTCTCCTTAGATTAACGATAATTGAACTGCTTGCTCTTTCTCCCGCACCAAACAAACGATGCGGCCATCGACCAGACGCGGTATGCCTGCTGGATACCACCAAGCCGCTACCCTACTTAGTCGCTCCGAGTAGTCGAACAATGTGCCGTCTTTGGGTTCTTGTTCTAGTCGCTTGATACATTGGGTGAAATGGTCTACTGACATGACTGCCTCCATTGAAAGCGGAACATACCGCCATGACTCCATTATACTATTCTATGGGATAGGGGTCAAGGTTTTGGCATATGGCAACCCCACCCCCAGGGTATCCCCCCTTTTTGCTGCGATGGGACCCGTGCCCCCTATACCCCTTAATCCACACAAATCACACCATATTTTCTAGCCAGACGTTGCCAGAGAGGTGGCACTCCGCAAACCCAATACCGGCGCGGCTTCCAGCGATTTAGTGCCACTAAACCCCCAAAATTAACAAAAAGTTTGATTAAAGAATATAAAATTAAAAATGGCGTCTACAAGCCATTCTTTTGTGAATTTTGATACAACTACGTAATTGCAAAACAGACTAATTCTCATTTGGCCTACCCCACCCCCTATCGTTTTACCCGGCTAAAACGATCCCCTCTATATAGAAAACACCCCCCTTGTCTTTTTTGGTTCCATGCCGTTAAATGCTTGTGGGGGTGTAGGCACCCCTTGTCTCCTTCTTGTCCCCCTATCCAGGGGGACTTTTTTGTGGTAAAACCCGCGCATGTCTACATACATTCTTGAGGTCGATAAAGACATCGCGCTACCAAAGAGCGCGGCGGAGGCATTACCTTCGATGACCCAAGAAGAGGAGTTGGAGGTCTACGCAAGGACCATCAAACTTCTGTCAGATCTACAGGGTAAGCCCATAGAACCGGATGAGCAGGACAAGAAGACTGCCCGGGAACTCGCCAAAGATATGTTGGTGAACGGCAAAAAAGTAGAATTTGCCAATTACAGAAACGAAACAGTGGCCTTTTTGGCTGGAATGGTCTCTCAATATGACCAGATGATCGTGCGAGACTACGCCGATCTCAAACTCTACGTCGTAAATAAGTTAGTGGAGCACTCCACTAACCCAGATCCTAAATTTGCAGTCCCGGCAATTAAGGCTTTAGGCGAGATTGATGGGGTTGATGCGTTCAAAAAACGCACAGAAATCACTGTTCAGCACAAAACTACTGAAGAAGTTGAGCAATCCTTGGTTGCCAAACTAGAAAAACTTGAACAATTGATGAATCTGGGTAAAAAACGGGATTTTATAGACGTAGAGGTCAAGGATGCTGACTCCGGAACGGATTAAGTTTCTAAAAGACCACCTACACCTGCTTAATTCCGACGAAAAGTTGGAGGCTTTTCAGGAAATTGAGCAATATGAGGCTCAAATCGTCCGTAAAGTAGGTCAAGATCACCTCCTAGCCTTCGCTGATCACGTGTATTTGGGCTATAAAGTAGGTCCCCATCACAAAAGACTGGCAAAAATCTTTGAAGATATAGCCGCAGGCAAGAAAAAGCGGGTGATTGTGAACATTGCCCCCCGTCACGGTAAGTCTGAACTCATCTCATACCTCGCTCCGGCTTGGTTTTTGGGCAAGTACCCCCATAAGAAAGTCATCATGGCCTCACATACCGCAGATTTGGCGGTGGACTTTGGCCGTAGGGTGCGAAACCTTGTGGCTGATGACAAATACAAGGATATTTTCCCCCAGATTGAACTGCAGCAGGACTCAAAAAGCGCGTCTCGGTGGGGAACTAACTTTAAAGGTGAGTATTTTGCGATTGGTGTAGGCGGCGCGCTGGCTGGACGGGGTGCTGACCTCTTTATTATTGATGATCCGCACTCTGAGCAGGAGGCCAAACAGAATAGACCCGAGGTCTTTATGCCAGCGTGGGAATGGTTTCAGAGTGGACCGTTGCAGCGTCTGATGCCAGGCGGAGCCATCATCGTAGTCATGACAAGATGGTCAAAACTGGACCTGACAGCCCAGATAGTGAACCACATGATCAAAAATGAGGACGCAGATCAGTGGGAGGTGGTGCAGTTTCCGGCGATTCTGCCCTCTGGCAAGGCACTCTGGCCTGAGTTCTGGCCTGTGGAGGAGTTGGAGTCTAAACGTATTAGTATGGACCCCCGGTACTGGCAGGCTCAATATATGCAGGACCCCACAGCCGAGGAAGGCGCTCTAATTAAACGGGAGTGGTGGCAGATTTGGGAGAAAGAGTCACCACCGCAGTGTGAGTTTGTGATTATGAGTCTTGATGCAGCGCAGGAGGCCAATAACCGTGCTGACTACAACGCCCTCACCACATGGGGAGTGTTTGAAAACGAGGAGACGCGTGTTTATAACATCATCCTTCTCAATTCAATTAAGAAGCGAATGGAGTTCCCCGAACTTAAGAACATGGTCCTTGAGGAGTATAAGGAATGGGAACCCGATGCATTTATCGTGGAAAAGAAATCAAACGGTTCCGCTCTGTACCAAGAGTTACGACGCATGGGCGTACCTGTATCCGAGTTCACACCCGGTAAAGGACAAGATAAGATTGCCAGAGTTAATGCTGTATCCGATTTATTTTCATCTGGGATTGTCTGGGCACCAAATAAGCGGTGGGCAAAGGATGTTATTGAGGAGTGCAATGACTTTCCATCAGGGACAAACGATGACTTGGTGGACTCAACATCTCAGGCCCTTTTAAGATTTAGAAATGGTGGGTTCCTGCGTCTACCAACGGACGAACCTGATGAAGAAACATTTTTTAGACGCAAGCAAGTGGCGTACTATTAGGACCAATTATGGCTATTGATAAAGCACTAAATAGAGCCCCCCTTGGCTTGATTAGCGATGAAGTGACGCAGGGGCCGGAAATAGAAATTGAGATTGAAAACCCTGATGCTGTACGGGTGGGTGTAAATGGTGAACCCATACTGGAGATTGAAAAGGGTGTAGAGGCAGAAGACTTTAACGTCAATCTTGCCGAAGAGATGGATGAGGGTGAGTTGACTGAACTGGCAGGTGACCTGCTGGGAGATCTAGAGACTGACTTAAGTTCCCGCAAGGACTGGATGCAGACATATGTAGATGGTCTGGACCAATTGGGGATGAAAATTGAGGATAGAACGGAGCCTTGGCCTGGAGCATGTGGCATCGTGCACCCGCTTTTATCCGAAGCATTAGTCAAGTTTCAATCCGAAACCATCATGGAGACCTTCCCGGCGCTGGGTCCTGTAAAGACTCAGATCATCGGTAAAGAGACACCTGAGAAGAAAGAAGCCTCAATACGCGTTCGAGATGACATGAACTATCAGTTAACTGATCGGATGGTTGAGTATCGGCCTGAGCACGAGCGTATGCTCTGGGGTTTGGGTTTAGCAGGTAATGCGTTCAAAAAAGTTTACTACGACCCTTCGCTACAGCGGCAGGTGTCGATATTTGTTCCGGCTGAAGACATGATCGTGCCGTATGGCGCATCAAGCCTTGAGACCGCAGAGCGTGTTACGCATGTCATGCGCAAGACTAAGAACGAGTTAAAGAAACTGCAGGTAGCTGGCTTTTATCGAGACGTGGATCTTCCTGATCCTGTTGTTTCGTTGGATGAAGTTGAGAAGAAGATTGCCGAGAAGATGGGTTTTCAGGCAACAAGCGATGACCGCTATAAGATCCTCGAAATGCACGTGGATCTGGTCATTGAAGACGATAAATACGCAGATGTTGATGAAGACGGCAAACAGACAGGCATTGGACTGCCATACGTCGTCACCATTGATAAAGACACACAGACAGTCTTGTCCATTCGCCGTAATTGGCAGCCTGATGATGACTTAAAGGCT